GGTCAGCTTATCCTACTGCTGTTGGCAATATGGCAGAGATGGACCAGTGTAAAACAATACAAAGACTTCATCAAGAAGATAGAGGTTGGAATGATGTAGCATATAACTTTTTAGTAGGAGATACAGGACAAATATATGAAGGCAGAGGATTTGGAAACAGAAGTGCAGCACAAGGAGGTAACAATCGTGAAGAAATTAACTATAACAATAAGCATTATGTTGCTGTGTGTTGGCTTGGTGGCTCAGAGCCTACCAGCAAACCTTCAGATAAAGCTATTGAATCTGTCAAGTGGTTATACGAACAAGTAGGTGGAGAATTAAGACCACACTCCTCGTTTAAACAAACACAATGCCCAGGTGATGCGTGGAGACAATGGATTATAGAAGAGAAAACACCTAAAATATCTAATACTTCAACACCAGATGTATACATACCAAATAGTTTTGATAAGAAACTTGATGAAATCTACACTAAACTAGAGAGTATAGAAAGAAAATTAAAGTTAGGAAAATTAATACAATGAATGATGATATGAAATCAATGATTGAGAAAACTATCTGGACATTCGTTGAAGCATTTATAGGTGCTTTAACTATCTCACCTCTAGTAGGTGTTGATGCTAACGCTTTACAATTAGCTGCAATAGCAGGTGGTTCTTCTGCATTAGTTGTAGTCAAAGAGTTCGCAAAGAAAAAAATATCTAAATAAAAAACTATCACACTAGCACTGTATACTGAGATTAACAGGGCAAAGGAGGATAGAATGCCTAAAGTACCAGAAGAATGGGGAAACAATTTCTATAAGTCAGGGTGGCAACCAGGACTAGAAGTTAATGAACAGACTGGCATGGGTGAAATAACTCATGTTGGAACAGACCCAAACTACAGGAATAAATTAGACTCAATACTTCAAGAATGGGGATTTGACCCTAAACATTATGAAATAGAAGGTAGTGTTCGTGCATCTAGTTGGAATGTACAACTTAAAGGTGGAGCTACAGAAACTTTCTATGCTTTTAAAGGCATTGTCAAAAAGAAAAGACCTGGACATGATAAATACTTTCAAGAGTTGTTTAAACAAGCTAGAAAAAAACCACCTATAACTAAAAAGTTTGATGCAGGTGACACAGCTTTCATGTGGTTTATGAGTGACTGGCAACTGGGAAAAAAAGATTATGGAGTTGAGAACACTATCAAGAGATATGATAGGGCATTACAAGATGCAGTAAACAGAATCAAAGACCTTCGTAAACTTGGTGTTCAGATAGATGAAATTTATATGGTAGGTTTAGGTGACCTCACAGAAAACTGTACTCCTCACTTCTACGAATCTCAGCCACACAATGTTACTCTCTCACTGATTGAGCAATACGCATTAGCAAGGTCAATGATTATGAAAACGATTGACACATTCTTACCACACGCACCTAAGTTAATCTTGGCAGGTGTTCCTGGTAATCATGGTGAGATGTCAAGAACAAGTAAAGGACAAGTATCTACAAACAGATTAGACAACTCAGACACAATGCACTTGCAGATATGTCAAGAGATTATGAAGGCTAACCCAGAAAGATATAGCAAGGTAGAAGTAAATGTGCCTACTGGCTTTCATCAAACGCTAGTAGTAAAGGGTAAGACAGTTGCCTTTACACATGGTCACATGACTGGTGGTAGTGGTAATCCAGAAAACAAAATTGAGAATTGGTGGAAGGGTCAAATGTATGGGTGGCTACCAGTAGGAGATGCAGAGATTCTAGTCACTGCACACTATCATCATTTAAGAATGAAACAACAAGGAGATAGAACTTGGTTTCAAGCACCATCAATAGATAAGAGTATAGATTTTACAGAGAGAACTGGGTTGTGGTCACATCCTGGAGTCCTTACTTTCACTATAAGTGATAAAGGATGGGATAATTATTGCCCTTTATAAACGATTAAAGGGCAGTTGTTTAAACAGCTTAGGGTTACCTTGGAAATCTTTTTCTGGATATGTTCCCCAGTGTTTCATTTCGCTCCACATCTCTTGTACTTGAACAAATGGTATCCATTTAAAACCTTTATAAAAACTGTTGTAATAATATATACCAACATCTACTTGTTTAAACTGCTTGGTCTTTTCGTACATTTGACATAGTTTTTGGTAATCATCTAGCTTTAACTTAGTTGTACCTTTAACTTCACACAATCGTAGTTCGTTTTCAATGTACACTAAGTAGTCTGGGTTCACTGCTATGAATGTGTACAACCAGAACAGTGGCATCTCATGTTCCCATGGGCTAGTGCCAGTTTTCATCCATTGTTTTTGTTTGACTAACCCTAGTTGTGTTAGATAGATTTCAAAATTATCTTCTGCTTCTTTGCCTACCTTATCTTTAACTCTATCTTGATATGGTCTATCGCTTTGTTCCATTTTAAAATGGGAGTTCATCTTGGTCTACACCTTGGTCTGCTTTTTCTACCAGTGCATGACAAACTCTGTACTCCCACTTGTAGATGTTGTCATCTTCTGTGTGCTTGTATCTTGCACCACAATACTTGTTACCCTCTGTATCTGTATAAAATACATCGTTGTTTGAACACACGAATGGTGACTTGTGTCTTGTATCTGGCTCTGGTTTAATATCAAAGTTGTAATCTGGATAGCGTTTTTTTAATTTGTCTTTTAGTCTATCCAGATTAATTGATATATGATTATCTTCTATAGCCATTCTGTTGGGCAATCAGTATCGCCCCATCCAGTCCAACCACATCCATTTTTGTTACCTTGTGGATACTTGTTACAACTCCAGCTTGGTATCTTACCAAACTTTTCTGGCTCATCTTTTTTCTTTTGTCTGTTATCTTCTATCCACTCACTAGCATTACACTCTGGGCATTTGCGTTCTGTTGTTACAGTCACTTCGCCAAACACATCCTCTACCATCTCAACATCAGATGGTTTTGATTGTTCGTTTGCAATAGTTTCAAACAAATCTAGGTAAGCCCCAATGGTATCGTTATCCCAACTCTCTACATCTTTGCTGTGACCTGCTCCAATAAATTCATTAAAAGATTTTTTCTTTACTTCATCTTCTATATCTTTAGTTAATCCCCATCCTGCAATCAGCTTAGCTATTTGACTTGCGTTGTTAGAAGTAACCTCTTTGTTTACTCCAATGTCCTCATCAAACTTTGCTTTAGCATCTTCTAAACTAGATAGTTCCTCATCAGTAGGTTTGTTTTCTTTCTTACGATTATCAACTTTAGTAACTTGTACTTTATCTTGTTTACCTACCTTAGACATCTCCTCTTTGCTTGGTCTGGCTTTGTTGCTACCTTGGTACTTCCAGTTAGCCAACGCTCTACCTATCGCACTTGTTTCACAGTTCTCCATCCACGCATCAGTGTTAGCGAATCCACCTTGTCCTTTGGTTTCTTGTGCTATGCCTGTAGTTACTGGTCTTGCATCCTGTTCTTGTTTAAACACAGATGCTTGTATGGTTACACAGCTACCTTCTGGTGTGATGTGTAAAATTTCTGTTTCTATTCTTCCTTCTGGGTTCTCCTTCCAGAATACTTTTAATCTATCTTCTACTGTTTCGTAGTTATCTGGGTTGTACTTTGGCATTATTCCTCCTCTTGTTTGTCTTTATTAGATTCAATTATTTTATATACTCTTTGTCTACTTACCTTCATAATGTTTGCACATTGTATAACTGATAGTTTCTTTTCTTGTATAATGTATTCTAATAGTCTAGCTCTTTGTAATGACAGATTCTTTTCAAGCTCTCTTGCTGTATTTATTTGTAGTGTTAAATCTCGTACTCTATTCTCATGTTGTCCTTCTGGTATGTGTTTAAACACCATCTCAACACCATTGACATAGGATACTTTACCTTCTACACCAGTAATATCTTGGTCATTAATTATTTGTAATGTCATAGTCCTCCTCGTAAATATCTTTTTGTAACTCATCTATAAAATCTATTGCATCATTGTTTAAACTGATAACCCTCATTGGTTTATTAGTTAGTATGTATGCAACAAGTACCAACACTAAGACAACTAAGAATGTTATCGTGGTTAGCATTATTGGTATCCATATAAAGTATTCCATTATTATTCTTCCTCCTTATCTTCATCATCCATAATCTGTAGCTGTTCGTTATAAGCAACTGCAAATTCCTCTAATAATCTGTTTGCAACTCTTGGTTCTGGCTTTCTCAACACACTGGACTTAATAACCATTGCTCCACCACAAGCGTTAGATAAATCCATACTCCACTTCTTTAGATTTTCTGGGGTAAAGAATCCCCCTTTGCCATTTGGCATACTTCCTCCTTCTTATTTGTAGTTGTTTAAACTACTTGTTGTTCTATTGGTATCTCAATTAACTTAACGATAAACATACCACCTAAGTCTTTGAGTTCTCTTACCTTGCACTTAGCGTCATGTTCATTGTCATACTGCCATGTCACAGTACCACCATAAACACTTGTACTTTGTACTTGATAAATCATAGTTCTCCTATGTAATCTCCTATTTAATCTTAGTCCTTATTTTCTCTATTGTAAACAAGTATTGAGGTACAAGGTGGCAGTAAACAAAGAAAGCTCCCACCTTGTTTAAACATCTACTCTCCTTCTCCTCTAAACATTTCCTCATAACATTCTGGGTGTACACCAGTCATCAGTTGCTCCCTTAACTCTTTGCTCGTGTCTGGAAATATATCTTGTATTAATCTGCGTAAATGTTTAGGTGTCTGTTTAAACTCTCTGTATTTTTCTTCATCCACCATAAGTGTACCTGTCTGCCCACAATGTATACATTCTTTAGTTGTTACTACAAACATTATTCTTCCTCCTCTAAATGTTGTAACCAATCTTTAGGTTGCATATCGTAAACGAAATCTTCTGCGTCTTCTTCATCAATCGCATCAAATTTAACTAATATTTTATATGTCTTTAACTTAGCCATTATTCACCTCCTTTAAAAATCGTGTTGTTCTGTTATGTTATGCAACAGTAACCACGCTCTATCAGTATTGTTTAAGTCATCCCAATCGACATAACTTTTTTGAGTTACAGAATAGTAATCTAAAAAAGATTGAAGTCCTAATTCATGCCACGCAGAACCTACATTTTCCATAAATTCCCAGTATTCGTCCTCTTTGTAGAACTTATTGTTGTTTCTTGGTTGTCCATTTACTTCTATTGTCCATTGAACTGGATGTTGCTCTTTACTCTTAGCCATTATTCTTCCTCCATTGTGCTTACTATCTGTATATCTTGGTCAACAAATTCATCTTCAAAATTTCCTGCCTTGATATCTTCCAGATATAAATATTGTGTGTGTTCATCATTAACTAAGTCATAAACTTCGTTGCGTTGCAATCCACCTATGACATAGGTCTTAGTTACTGCTACTTCTACTGTTACTTTAGGCATTACTCCTCCTACTTTTCTTGTAATAACATCTGGTCCTGTTTCACATTCTCTATTGAATCAAGTCCATGTTGTGTTATCTTTCCATCTTTAGATATTAGATTTAGTTCTATTATCTGTTTAGCAGTTCGTCCATAGTGTCCTTGTAATGACCATGCTTGTCCACTCTTTATTAGTTTGCTAAACAGATTCAAAGTACCTTCATAATCAAGCTCACCTGTTTCGTATGCTATTATTTGTGTGACTAGGTCCATGTTTAAACAACCTCTCTTTCTTTTATTAAATGTTTGTACTGTCTTGTTAGTCCATGTTTAAAATAAACTTTCTCTTTATCTTCTCCCATGTACATATAAGGTTCGTCTTCCTTAAACAATCCAGTTTTAAATGCTCGTTCAAAATGTTTCATGTAATTTTTTTCGTCAAAATAATATTCTTCCATGTTTAAACAACCTCCTTTGTTTCATCATTGAATAAAAACTCTCCATATTCTAAGAAGTGTTTCATATCTTCCATAATTTGTTGTACTGTTTCTAATCTGTCAACGATTCCTATTTTGTCATCAAAGCCACCACTAGACCAAGAAACTTCCCAAGCTCCATCATTGTTGTATCTGTTAACTCTCTTATCTCTGCGTAATCTGAAGTTATCACTACCCCACCAACCTTTAGCAGTATAGGAAACCTTAGACCAAGATTTCTCATCTTGATATGTTCTCTCTATGTCTTGTTTTACTATGTTTATTCCATCATAATGTTCTAACTTTGCAGTCTTTAGATTATCTTTTTGATAAGTGTATTTATATTCTTCCATGTTTAAACAACCCCCCTTTTAGTTGTGTGTTTGTCTGTATAAATAAAGTGTCCATAAGTTTCATCAATTTGTTTAATAGCATTGTCTAATTGATTTCTTTGTACTTTTAATTGATGATAAATTCTTTCTAACTGGTCATCTTTAGATAACAATTTGTTGCCATAATAAGTTAGTCTGTCCTTACCAAAGCTAACATTGGTGGTACTGAATGATACATCCACAGATATATTTTTGTTCCAGTGGTGTACATCTAAACCATTGTATTGTTTAGTTTCTACTGATGTTTCTCTTTTACTCATTTGTTTTTTCTCCTTTGTTTAAACAGTGTTATACACTGTCTAAGTAATCTTGTACTTCTTTTTTATTTTTCTTCTACGTCAAATTGAATGGTTATCTCACTACCATTTTCTTCAACAATCAGAAAATCTTTTTGTATTGTTTCTAATAAATCGTATAATTTTTCTTTTGTTATTTTACTCATTTGTTTTTTCTCCTAGTTTGTTTGTTACCTTCAAGGATTCTGGAGAGAGTTCCTAGGTCTGCTTGTAGTTGTTAAGGGCTATCCAGTTATTATCTGGCTA